AACTAAAGGTGTTCCTACCTCTCCTGTAGCAGAAACCCCCGTGACAAAAACATTCGCATCCGCCTCAACAGTAACCGCGCCCACTTGAGCAATGGCTTCTACTCCAGTAACGTCTACAAAAGTCTGAGTGTAAACAGTGACAGAACCAACATTTCCTGTAGCCTCAAGGCCAGTAACAGGAACATTGGCCCCCGCAGCTACCGCAACCTCTCCAACGGCTGCGGTGGCCTCGAGTCCCGTGACCGATACATTCGCATCAGCCTCAACAGTAACGCCACCCTCTGTTTCGTTGACAATGTCTGTAGAACCATTGGTTCCATCAAAGTGCAGCAACGCTGTAGTATCGCCATCTACTGCGTAATTTGAAGTCGGCTCTGTAAAGGATGTGCCTTCATAACGGGCTGTAGATGAAAGTCGTACCTCATCAATATACCCGTTGAAGTCACCAAAGCCATTCTTTCCAATAGCAAAGACGCCATCATCTGAGCGGTTTGCAGTAGAACTTGAAGCCTCTAACGCCCCATTGATGTAAAGCCTATGAACATTCCCTTCTCTTTCGACAGAGATCATAGTCCAGACATTTGCAGAAATTCTGGTACTAGATAAGAAGAGTGTTGTTGACCCTGCAACAGTGCCTTGAACCTGATCTCCGATCAAATACACATTAAGCAGAGAGCTTGTACCTGACTGCCACAAGCCTTTGTAACCTGTAACACTTGTCGGACGAATCCACATATCTACTGTGAAATCACCAGAACTTAGGTCGATATTATCGTCAGAGGTTACAAAATCGTCTGTGCCATCAAGCAGGAGTGACGCTGAACCAAACTTGGCTTGGGCTGTTGAAAGCTGCGCGTTTCCATCTGCGGTAAATGCAGAACCGCCAGTTGGCGTTAGGGCATCAGCAGATACACCAGTGACCTCTACTGTTGCACCACCCACAACAGCAGCAGTGCCAACCTCACCCGTAGCCTCAACACCTGTTGGNAATACATTGCCTCGGCAACAATCGAGACGCCGCCAACGCCGCCAACGGCTTCAAGCCCCGTTACCGGGACATTGGCCTGACCAGTCGCCGTTACTGTGCCAACGCCGCCTGTCGCCTCTAAGCCCGTTACGTCAACATTCGCCTCGGCAATAACCGAAACAGACCCCACCGCTCCTGTGGCGGAAACACCGTCCACAAAAACCTTGAGGATAGGAGTGCCAAAAGAACCGTCACTCCAGGTGGATCGACCCCACCCTTCATATAGAGTTGACGAGGCCATAACCTAGACCTTACGCGATACGAATGATGGCGTTAGATGCGTCCGCTGTTGGGAATACGATTGTGAAGTCACCCGCCGTTGACGTTTTGTCCGCACCAAAATCAAGCACAACAACCGATGGGTTTGTTACCGAAATCGATGTTGTATTTGGTGTCGTATTATAAATCAACGCGCCACGAGCAGTGATTGTCGCTGTCGTGAATGTCTCATCAGCAAAGTCAGTTAACGCTGTCGTCCCTGAACTCGTCGGGTCTACGTTAGTCAAAGCCTGCCCGGTCGCTGTATAGCCCGTGCCACTTACTTCGTTAGTAGCCGAATAAGCGGTCGTGCTTGCGTCAAGCGTAGCAGAGCTTGTATAAAGTGCGATCTTAAACGTGTCACCGTTTGCAAGATCGAAATCGTGGACACCGAACAAAAGTTCCTTCTTGAACGATGTACACATGTAGTTACCAGTAAAGGCCATGTCACATTCTCCTTATAAGTTCCGCAAGTTCTGGGTGCCCTGCGTCTGTAAGTGCATTATATACCGTAGTCCTGTCGCTTTTAACAGCCTCTCGTAAGTAAAATCCAACCAACTGTACGATCCGCTTCTTGAACGCATGGGCCTGCGCTTGTATCGCAGGATGCGCCTCATCTGAGACAGAAATAATCTTATCTGCACACCGTTCCGCTATTTCTTCTGGCGTAAAGCCTCGGTTTTGAGTGGTGTGTACCTCAACCTTGAAATCCAGTGTATCACCTTTTGCGCTAGGAATCATGATCTATCCCTCACAACTGGGCCTTTGCGGTACTCATCAATAGTCTCTTGAGCTTCACCCAGGTTTTTCAATCTTGACACCGCTTCTACAAATCTTTGGTTATACATCTGCATTACGTTGGCATCGCCCTTCATGTAAATGTACGCCTCGATCAAGCAGGCGTACAACAACGCTAACTCTGCGTTCTGTGACAACCATGTCGTGCCGTCTTCCGCCCCTGCTGTAATAGAAGCAGGGCGGTATAGATAGTGAATGTCTACAGTGTAGGCAGCGTCAGGCGTTGGCGCGATAATAAAGTTATCCACATCGAACTGAGCATAATACTTGGGTTGCCCTGTCGTTGCAGCATCCGGGGTGTACGTCTGTACAAAATCCAAATCTTTATACAACAAAAACTCTTTGCTGCCGCTTACGTCGATGCTTAAAGAAAACGGCGCAAGGAAGTCTGACGGAGCAGCAAGGTACTCGTTGCCGCTGGTCATGTTTCCAAACTGATTCTTTTGGAACAAGTTAAGCTGCACATTTTTTAAAATGCGTTCCTCGGCAAGACGGATAAACAGCGGAAGATTGTTGACAAAAGATGTCTCGTCATTCTCCGTATAATCCTGAATAGCCTGCTTTAGCTGCGCGTATGTAAAACTCATGTCGTTACCACCGTGACTGTTCCAACTGAACCTGCTGCAACTAATTCGTTGTCAGGAGAGATCCCTGGTTGATAGTTAAATCCCACAGGGTTCCAGCCCCACTGCACTGCCCGTTGCTCGGAAAGCTGCGTCTCAGGACGAGGATCTCGTAAAGCCTGCGGATCTGGATACGCCTTGGGTGGATACAACTGCGGATGTTTGGGCTCGAACTCGTCTGGGCCAACCTTGGCCCCCGTCCACTCCACCTTCATCTCACGAAGACGGTAACGGCGACCAGACCGATCAGATATACCCCAAGCATTTTTACCGCTAGCGTATGCCATTATACCCTCAAGTAACTCAAACTAGGCTGCAGTTTCAAAGGAGTCCGACCTTGGTCCTCGTCCGCCGCACGTTGGAACTCTTCTTCATATACCGTCTTCAACAATTGAACGCGCTCCGGCGCACGTTTCATCGCCATGTAATAGGCCAGCCCTGCAACCATACAAGGGAAAAAACGAAACGGCATGTCTGTTGTATTAACCAAAGAATCGGCATCTTCAATCCGACGGACATAATAGTAAATCAACTGATCCGTTGAGTTCTCTGGTACAGCCCAAAGGTTGATTACAGGATCAATCTGCCTGTTCAACCAATACTGGCTAGTACGGCCTTGAGTCGTTTTGTTTGGAAGAGTTGCATATTCACCACGGCTAATACGCTCAACCTCGAAGTCTGTGCCATTTCGACGAACCACCACATCAAGAAGATCAACCACATCATCCGTCAACGTCTCCTGCGCTTGACCCTGGGTAAGGGTGATTGTCCCCTGTTTAACTGTCCACAGGTTTAACCCACGGTTAGCCCAGTCTGCAAACATCAGATTCAAGGACCTACGCGCCGTGCGAGCATCATAGCCCGTGCGAACCTCTAATCCACACCGCTCATACGCTTCTTCAATAACCTCCCCTACATCGAGGTTAAAATCTCTTGAACCTGAAGTTGCCATTACATCTCGCCTTTATAAGACCCGCCACGACCAGCCATTACACATCCGCCGTTGGCATAGCCAACCTTACCACCGCGCATCATCTTAACTGGCCCGCCACGCATCATCTTAACTTCGCCACCGCGCATCATCTTGTTGACCCCTCGGCCTTTAAGAACATCTGCTTGTGTGACTTTACCATCTCCGGTCAAATCTGGGAACTTTTTACCTGGCATTTTAAACACTCCTTTGTCTACGCATTAGTATATGCCGTTTATAGTCGTCAGGTTCATAATTTTTATAGTAGCCTAGTTTCTCAAGTTTTGCAGCAGCATTCTCTAGATCGCTCCAACGCTGCACAAACACGACGCCTTCTGTNCCTGAATGAAATGCAAGCAGCCAAATGTCTTTATCAACATCACTGAAAAAGCTGTTTAACGCATGACATCGATCTTCTAACGATTGATAGTCGTCAGTGTAATCGTAGTCGAAGAACATGGCAACTTTATACCCTTTAGCATTAAATCCTGCACATTCGTGTAAAACATCTGACCATAGATTATCTGTTACAACCGTCTTAACCTCGCCCGCCTCGTAAACCTGCAAAGCAAACGGACAACGAGGAACATTGTTGTTAAACTCAGATGGCTGCGCCAAATCTTTTACCCAAGACTCTATCAAAACACCCTCACTAACCCGCCATTAGCTTTCCAGCTAATCCGCTTAGACGACTTCTTCTTTTTAGACGCCGACGTACACTGCGCCATAGTAGGACGACAGGCCGGATAACCCTTGCGCTTTTCGCCCTTCTGACGACCACAGGGCTTGCCTGTCTTACAGTCAACCCAACCCTTCCCGTCATTCTGGGAAAACCATTTGCGTAATGAGTTGTCCTTCTTCGCCATCAGTAGTTATTCGTCTCTTTACGACGCCCCTCTATAACTCCGCCGCAGCCGTAAGCAATATAGCCGCCGTCCTTCATCTTCTTCTTTACAGGGCGCTTACGTTTCTTAGAAGATTCGCCCCAGTTGTCGGCTCCCACCTTTCGACACTTGGCTACCGCTCCGCTTGCGTATGCGCTGGGCCACACCTTGTACCGAGCTTTGACCTTCTTGGCGCAGGCGTCGAGCTTTTTCTTTTTCTCGGCCATCAGTTGACCTCTCTGGCGGCTTGGATATTTGGAACGGCATCTGCCCACGGCCTATCATAACGTGCCTTTCTTGTTGTCAATTCATCAACAGCTTCGACTAAGTGATCTAGCTTTACATTTATCACTTCAGTTCGTTTGTCTACGGCGATCAAAGTAGAAACCATCCACACGATCCCAGCAGTGCAAAGTGTGACCGCGCCACCCCAGAAAATAAGCTGTACGTTCTTGTCCATGTCTCTACCACATCTTGCACGACCAATAACGGGCCGTTAACTTATCTAACTTCTTCGTATCACACCCATGACGTGCTCGGAAAGACTTCCTACGCTTGGGATCTGACTTCTTGATCGTCATGTTGGCATCGCCAAAACGAATAATCTTCTCCTTGCCATCCTTACAGGCCTTCACAAC